TCTAAGTGTTCTGTTTTATTTCCTATTAAGAAATAGCTAATCATAGATTTAGGAACAATAATATGTTCTATTTGTATATCAGGATAGACGTTAAATTTTAAATCAATAACATTCTTAAGGGTTACAGTATTATCTTTAAAATCATTATTCTCTATACTAGAACACAAAATAGGTAGTAAAGATTCACCAAAGTTCGTATACACGATATACCTCTTTTTATCGCTGCTCATAATACACCTGTTTTTGCTTGATTTTTCGTCGGAATCTCGTTATATTCAATATAGCGGAACGGTCAGCAATTGACCACAATATGTCTTAGAATACATAAATATGATACTATATCTTGATGATGTAGGAGCAATAAATGAAAGTAGAATTACAAGCTTCAAGATATGAAGATGAGAATATAATTAAAGAGTTAGGCCTATCCTTTGTATTCTCAAACTCAGAAAGAAATGAATTGGGATGCCCTAGAAGGTGGTACTTTTCTTACCATCAAAACTTGAGGCTGAATAACATTCCGTTTTCTTTTCAGTACGGTATATACTGGCACGAAATAATGGAGACTCTATTTCTGTATTGGAGGCTAAAAGATAAAGATGTAAACTCTATTTCGGAAGATACATCACTATACAACATGCTTGAATCTAAGATCAGAGATATAAAATTAGATGCGTTGTCCAAAGGTATAGATGATGAAATTATATATCAACTTTCAGAATCCCTTATGGGATACATAAATCTATTTGGTGAAGTATCTAAACACTTCAAGGTACTAGAAGTGGAGGTTCCTCTTAGATTTCCAATCCTTAATTATAAAGGAGAGCATTTTAAATCTAAAGTCATTTTAGAAGACTTAGGGGATCGATACGTCATAGCAAGCCCCGATACGATGACTGCAAAGAGGCTAGAAGTGGATATGCCATTCTATGTAATCGGAAGAGCCGATGCAATTGTTCAAAGTCGAGAAAGTGGGGAAATATTCATATACGATCATAAAACTACAAGCTCTTTAAATAGGTTTATGAATACTGTAGAGGTAGATCCACAATTGGTAAGCTATGCTGCAATGTTCGATTACGAGAAAACGAAAGGAAGTTTACAGCAATACAAGAATTATAAGATAGGAGGAGTGATATACGGATTATCAAACAACAATAAAACATCAGAGCCAAAGAAGCTCAAAAATGGAAGTCTTTCAAAATCTAGGCACTTGAAAATTCCAACGTGGACTTACAAGAGGTTCATAAATGATAACAACTTGAACGTAGCTGATTATGAAGATCATCTTCATAAGTTATCTCAGGAGATAGATCCTTTATGGCACAAAAGAGTATGGTTCCCTTTGGATCAAAGTTCCTTAGATAGATGGAAGAAAGAATCTTATGGTATAGCAAGAAGTCTAGCTGATAAATATAGATGTCTTGCAACAGTACCTAGTGGGGAAGATTGGGTGGCTCCAAGAATTCCTACTTGCAAAACGACAGGATTCTGCTCATACAAAGAAATATGTGTAGAAGATACGCCACTTCAACGCTCTATGAATTATGAAGTAGAGCAAAAACTTTACTGGAAAAAAAACCCGAAATGGAGATAAACACAAATGTTTAGAAACATTAAAGATATACAAGAAGAAAACCTAAACGTAAAATTACTTCTTTATGGAGATAGTGGTGCTGGAAAGACTTTCGCTTCCGTAACTGCACCAAAACCACTCGTTCTTTTAACAGAACGCAATGGACTCGTATCTATTCAACACAGCAACCCCGACGCTGTTGTAGCTATTGCATCTAATGCAAATGAAGTCAGAGCCATCTTTCAAGAAGTCCTTAAGAATGGATTAAAAAAGTGGGGCTGCGAAACTTTGGTAGTAGATGGATTGACAGAGATTCAAAGAATGTTCAAAGATGAAATTCTCGAAAAGTCTAAAAAGAGATTATTCTCACTTCAAAATTGGGGTGAGCTTACAGAAACGATGAGAAAGTTTATGAGAATGCTACGCTCCTTAGATTGTTCATTGGTATGCACAGCACTATCGTCCTACGTCCAAGAAGAAGAAACTTCAAGAGTCGTCCCAGCGTTCGAAGGTCAGAAAACAGCACAAGAGATAGCTCAATACTTCTCGGCAGTTGGATTCGTCTATAGAAGAGAAGATAAAGGAGAAAAAGGTAATAAGTTTCATTATCGCATAATGTTTGAAGGAGCTACTAGAGTATTATGCAAACCTTGCGCACCAATCAAAGGTATTGTTGACGCTGACTTGAAGCCTATATTCGAAGCTATAAGAGGTTCAAAGTGATGGAGCTAATTTGGTCTGCACTTATTACTACGAGAGAATTCTCATTATTAGATAAAAATATGACGAATACAGAATTTTGGGAACAGGAAAAACCCAAAACTGTAACAGGTTCTGTAGATATAAACGAGCATGAGATAAAAATAGAAGTAGGTGAGGAGATTATTAGGATCTATCACAACGATGGAAAGATAATAGTATCAAGAGATACTGGTTTAACTAAAGAAATTTTGCTAGGAGAATAAAAATGGCAACAATAAACCCAAATGATTTCTTAAAAGAAAATGAAGTAAAAGAAAGAGTCAAGCTTACAGATGGTGTAAAAACCTTTGTAGCTGTAGGCGCAAGATACGGTCATTACAAGTCAGGAACGAAATTCCTAGAGATTGGTCATGTGTGTATAGAGAGCGATAAAGGTCAGCAAGAAGTAGGTTTAACTTATTATTGCAGATTTGCTTTGTCACAAAATGCGCTTTGGAGAATAGGAAGATATGCAGCAAGTATTGGATACAAGCAAGTATTCGATCCTGAGCAGATCGATGATATTCAGAAGGTGCTTATGTCGGGGCCAGTACAAATAACTCTAAATGAAGGAGAATATGGTTTAGAAGCAAAGTATTTTAATAAGGTACGAGTTGAAAGAGATAAAGATGGATTTCCTCTTTTCTCTCAAAAAGTGTCAGACCTCATTATAAAAGCCGAGCAATGGGTAAACAAAGGATTTGAAAAAGCTAGGATGAGAGAAGATAATCCTTATCCTACTTCTGCAAGTACTTCGAACAGAAACGATAGACCCGATCTTGATGAAGAGATACCTTTTTAGAAGTATCAAAAAAAACAGAGGGAGGCACAAGTAGTGCCTCTCTCTACGAGGATAACTATGATATATGTTGGAATAGATAATGCAAATGATGGTGCTATTACTATATTTAGCAATGACAAGAAGTGCTTGGGCGCAGTTTCTTGGAAGGTCGTTACTAGAAGAAAGAAAAAGAAATTCTTAGTTGAATTCTATCATTGTCTATACAACGTAGAGAAGAGCTACCTTTGCGATAAAAACTTCGTTAAGTTAGCTCTTATATTATCTAGTATTATAAAGATGTATAATTGTGAAAACTTATCTATAGCTATAGAGGATGTTTTCGTTAGAAATAATATAAAGACTTGCATAATACTTGCAAAGAATGCTTCTGCTGTAGCAGCGATACTAGAGAAAGAATTAGATGTTCAAGTTTCATGGGTACTTCCTCGCTCATGGAGAGCAAACCTGAACATGAAAAAACAAAAAAGAAACAATGCCAAAGCCGATAGTCTACATTATATTCCTTTGGTGGCTAAGGATTTGGATAAAGCTCTTGATAGACTTGGTCGCCTCGACCACATAACCGATAGTGCTGGAATAGCACTTTATTTAATTGATGAAGCAAGGAGAAATAGTGACTTCAGATGAAATATCTAAGATTTTCCAATCATGGAAAGAAAAAGTAAATAAAAAAGTAAGACTAACAGAAAGAAGAATTATCAATATAGAAGAGGCTTTAGCTAAATACAATGAAGAAGATATATTACTTATTATTGATTATATCTTTTACTCAGATGATGATTATGCATTGTTTATCAGAGGAGTTAATGAGCGAAATAAATCGTATACAGAGCTAGAGAACATACTTAGATTAAGCAAGATAGAAGATAAACTGGCTAGAGCTAAAATTTGGAAAAGCAAAGATGAACTTCCATCAGATGATTTTGGATGGGAAATAAAATGAAGTGGATAGAAAGAATAAAACGTTCTGCAAAAATTGATAGTGTCTTGCCACAGTTAGGCCTAGAAAGAAAGAGGATGAATTCTATATCTCCTTGTCCTAACTGTAATAGAGAATACAGATCCAAAGGAGACAAAAGAGGGCCAATAGGAGTATCCCCGAATAGTGATGGATGGGCTTGCTTTAGATGCGGAGTTGGTGGTGATATAGTTGATCTAGTATCTTTTCACATAAATAAATCTAAATTTAGAGATTGCAGTATAGATGCTAAATCAGATGTTAAGGAATGGTTCCAAAGAAATGGTATATTACAAGGATTCAATCCTTCTAAAAAATTAGTAAGTATGAATAGTATATCTAAACCTAAAGAGAAAAAACAAGAACCTTTGCAAGATAATAGTCCTTTCAAATTTGATGTGCGCGCCCTAGGTCTTGCTCATGCGAATCTACTTAGTGGGGGAGCAGCCCACCAATACTTGATCACAGAGAGAGGTTTTACGGTTGAAACTATAAAGGAATTTTATCTTGGACACATGATAGTAAAAGGTCAAGATTGGATAACTATACCTCTGAAGGACAAAGATGGTAAAATTGTAAACTGTAAATTTAGATCCTTACCAAAGGAAGGTGAGAAGAAACAATATAGGATATGTAAAGGCCGACCTCTTCCTTTGTTTAATTCAGACAAGCTGAGTCCTGATAAAAAGAATACAGTAATTTTGGTAGAAGGTGAATTGGACGCTATAACCCTACATCAATACGGGTTCAAAAATCGCGTTGTAGCCACGACATCGGGTGCTGGAACCAACTGGACTGATGAGTGGCTAGACGCTGTTGAGCCTTATTCAGCGTTCTTTATTTGGTATGATAACGATAAGGCAGGACAAGAAGGAGCAGAGAAATTAGCATCTAAACTAGGAGAATTTAGATGCTTGAATACAAAGAGCAAATACAATGACGCTAATAGCTGTTTACAAGATGGTCTTCTGAAAGATGATATAGATGAGATACTTCTTAACTCTCAGCCATTTATAAAAGAAGAACTTAGAAAGGTTAATCATTACAGAAAAGAATTAGAGCAATTAATTCTCAACCCGAATTCCTTAGTGGGTAAAACTACTGGATCTCCAAAACTAGATAAATGCTTAGGAGGAATACGAGCAGGACTTTGGATCATAACTGGCGATACTGGACATGGAAAAACAACCTTTGCAACGTGGCTTCTAAAAGAGCAAGCTACAAGAGGAGTACCAGTAATGATGACTTCTTTTGAGCAACGGCCTATTGGTACGGTTCAGAAGTTATTGAGAATGCAGATAGGAGGGGATTTTATAAAAGTAGCCGAATCGGAACGATCTAAAGCTCTCAATCAGTTATCATCATTACCTCTTTATGTATTAGACCACTATGGTGAATTAGATTTTACAAACTTAAAGAATATGATTAAATTCTCTAGGCGTAGACATGGTTGTGAAATGTTCTTAATAGACCACCTTGGCTTTGTGGCAAAGCCACAAAAAAATGAGGATGATCGACACGCAATAGAAAGGGTTGTTAGAGAATTGGTTACTCTATCAATAAATGAAGCAGTTACGATAATGCTTATTTGTCACCCCAACAATACTTCAGTATCTCAGCAAAGGAGAGTAAAAATTACAGACTTGAAAGGAGCATCAGCAATCAGACAAGATGCTCACGTCGCTCTCGTTGTAGAGCGTCAAGATCCAACTCAGCAAAGAACATTTCCAGCATCTACTTTGCATTTTGATAAGATTCGATCAGAATTTGGTAAAAATGGAAGTAGAGTCACACTTGCTTTCGACCCACTAAGCTGTATATATGCTGATGATTGGAATTCAACTCCAAGCGGATCACAAGGAAAAAAATTGGTATCTCCTGTAAAGAATAAAGCAAATCCTTGATATATTGTACGAAAAGAGGAAAAATATGATTGATCTTACAAAAAGCAAAACAATCTCTAGTGGATATCTTCAGAAGCTTGGGATTAAAAGAAGTTCTAGAACCAACGCTTTAGTATATGAATTAGAGTTTAGTTATGCTGTAGAGAACCTTAATCAAGCTCAAACTTTAAATGCTCTTATCGGTGGAACAGAGTCTGCCTTTAACTCCCATTTAGATAATACAGAGAATAAGGTTTTCATAAAATCAAATACCAATAACTCAAGCTGGGTCTTAGAAATATTAGATGAAAATAACAAACCTATAATTTCTAAGATGACAGATGTAACGGTTATGGCTTTTAACACTTCTCATATAGGATGCTTCCTAACTCTAAAGTTAAAAACATTAAAAGGTAAGGATTCGGATGCAAGTGTTTTTGCCTCCATGTTAGGAGAGAAGCTTAAAACTAGCTTCGAAAATCCCCAACAATCACTATTCAACTTTGATGATAAAGATGATGATGTTGCCGAAAAGAATATACATCTTGTTGGAGGTATAGAAGCAATAACAGGTGAAAGTGCAGTAGGGATTAAGATTTCAGAAGATGGAGACAAAGTCATATTAGATGATTTTGGAAAACATGTAATAGTTTTAAAGAACGAGATAACTACGGAATTGACATTGGAATCCGATGGGTTCGTTAAATTCTGTGAAAGTTTTAAAGAATCTACGGATACACCAACTTGGATAGACATTGTTCCTAAACTTGTATTTGCAGTAGATCCATCAACAAATACAATCTCGCTTAATGACGTTGAGATTGAGAGTTACAATGAAGCCTAGTATTGATAAAGTTGATCATCCACCACATTATGGTGGAGATACTACTTATGAAACAATAAAAGTTATAGAAGCTTGGAATTGCTGCTTTCATCTAGGTAATGTTCTAAAGTATGTATCTAGGGCAGGAAAAAAAGTATCGTCAAATAGATTAGAAGATTTATACAAAGCTAGATGGTATCTCGATCGCAAGATATCATTGCTAGAGTCCATAAACAAAGGCAACAAAAATGTGGGTAACAATTAGAGATTGCGAATTCTTTAAGAAAGATGGTTCTACTTTTAAAGTTCCTAAAGGTACGAAACTTAAAGAAGTATCATCCGTTGATAATCCTAGTATTGGTCGCTGGATAAAGAACATGCATAAGAGTCCTGTAAACAAAAACAAAAGCTTTGTTGTTCTTTGGTGTGAAGGTAAAGCTAGGATGTTTACTATAAATGAAAGTGTAGTTAGATTTCAGCAAGGAATGGGTAGCGCATGGAGAGTCTAACTACATCAGTAAAGATTGACGTTTCAAACCTTGAATCAAATAATAATTTTGTAGAAATATCTTCTTATATATCTAAAAAGTGGGTAATCAAATCTGTAGTTCCAGTAACAGAAGGAGGCAAGCCTTTTTTACTTTTTATTCTACAAAAAAGATACGGCAACAAAGACTATGTATCTATAACTATTCTTGCTTGTATTTTATTAGTAGAGATAATTAATTTACTTATGTAGGTAGCTTATGAAACTATATAGTATAAAAGAAATATTTCCAACAGTACAAGGAGAAGGTAGTCTAACTGGAACCCCAGCTATTTTTGTTAGACTTACAGGATGCAATTTGTGGTCAGGTAAAGAAGAACACAGAGCAAAAGGAAGAGGCTCTTGTTCTTTATGGTGTGATACTGACTTTTATAAAGGTGATAAGAAGTCTAGTGAAGAGATTGTATCTGAAGTAAATTCATATACCAAAGATTGGAGTAACATCAATCCATTAGTTGTACTAACAGGCGGGGAGCCTTTTTTACAATTATCAAATAGTAGATTAGACCTTATAGACTCACTTATAGCTAATGGAAACGCTATAGCTGTAGAGACAAATGGTACGATACTGAATGAAGCATCATCTATACTTAGTGAATATGGACATATAACTTTGTCGCCAAAGATGATTAAAAGTAAGCCGAAAGATATATCCCACATAAAATTGCAAAAATGTACTGATCTTAAAATAGTTGTTCCTACAGCGGTTCCTATAGAAGATGTTCTAAACAA